CTAATTCTCTATTGTCATCTGAATCTACTTTCATATTTTTTTTGCTATATGCCATTTATACTATCCATTTGGTATTAATCTCTAAAGGTTTACTCCATGATTCCATAGGAGACTCATCTAATCCTACTGCTAAATAACGGAACGCATCACTTGCGTGAGATGCCCAGTCATGAAATGGTCTATCATGAAATACATTTCTTTTTTCATCAAACACTCTACGATAATTGCGTAGTGCATCTAATCCCTGTTTTGTCTTGTCTGTATCAAACCAGCAACGAGGTAATATTTTACGAGCTGATTGTATGCCATCCATTATTGTTAGTTTGCTAGCAATAGTTATATTTAACCCTGCTTCTTCTAACATTTCTTTTCTTGACTTACCTGTGCCTAATTCTCGTACAGCGACATCATGCGGAAGTATATGTGTTGCGTACATATAGTCATGTTCTCGTAACCAATTAACATAGTAATCTAGACCTACTCCATGATTTTCTACAAAATCTATAAGTCTTATTTCTTTGTTTACTAATTGTGCTACCCATATACAAGTGCTATCTGAAATTCCTAAATCCCATCCTGTATATGTTCTTGCAAGTTCGTCTTTAGGTATATCTACAATTTGTTTTTGTTCATCTAGTTTATTAATAATAGATGAATAATAAGCTCCTTCTACTGGAGCATTAAAGCTACATTCAAATTCTTGCTGGTATTTATCTTCACCCATTTCTGCTTGAGCAGCTAACAACTCACCTTTATTAAGTATGTTGGTTTCGGAAGATTTAAATTCTAATAGTTCCCATCCATCTTTATTACGACCCCTATCTCGTAAGTCTTTAAAGTGGTTTTGTCCTTTGGGTGTACCCATTGCTACGCAGTAGCCGATTCTGTCAGCTAAAGCAGGTCTAATAATTTCTGTAAATAAAGTAGGGTTAATGTTTCCTATTTCATCTAACACACATCCATCTAAGTATATTCCACGCAGACTGTCTGGATTATCTGCACCATATAAAGACACTCTACGACCCATAAAGTCTACACGCAGTTCAGCTATATTAGCCTTACCACCTAAAGGTCTAGTGTATTCTAATAGGTAATCCCAAGCTATTCTTTTAGATTGGTTATATGTTGGAGCTATATAAGCAAATCTAGGGTTAGGTTTATCACAGTTTAATGCACTATGTATTAGTTGATTGATAGCACATACAGTTTTACCCATACGCCTATGTGCAACTACTACTACAAACCTATTTTCTTTAACAAGTTCGTGTATTTCTTTTTGTGGTTTTCTGGCTTTATAGCCTGTCGATACTTCTTTTTTCATATTTTGTAACTCTCATAAGAGGTCGTTACCCTATGTTAATTTAAACTACCATTTTTTACAAGACCAGTAGCCTGCACTTAATTTGCTTTTCTTTTCATCACATTTATGTCTAGCTCTAAAAGACTTTCTTCTGGCTGGTTGGTCTTTTTTAATTGTCATATTAGCATCACCAAAGCGTACTAATTTAACTGTAGTTCCTTCTTTTGCTAATACAGCAAACTTTTTAGTTTTAGTTCTAGCTCTTTTAGGCTTGTTGTAACCAGAAAATTTTTCACCTCTGTAATCAATAGCCATTATGCTTTAGCTTTTTTAGACAAATCTTTATAGTGTACTAATTTTTGAGATGTTTTAGTATGGGTTTTATTTGTATGCAAACTACCATTAGGCATTTTGTGCATATTGCCCTTCCATTCTTTACCATCTTTAGTGTAGTGTTTTACGCCTTTCATAGTTAAGCCTTTTTAGTTTTTCTTTTTGCTTTATTCTTTTTAGAGTTAGGAAAACCTTTTTGCATTTCTTTATATGCTTTAGCAGATATTGTAGATTTCTTTTTAGTTTTGCTAGTGCCTGCTTTCTTTTTTTTATTTATGTTTTCATATAAACTCATACACAATCACTCATAGACTCAAACCATCTGCGTAATTCTTCTTGGCGTTCTTCTTTGGTTTTTTGTACATCTTCTTCTTTAGGTTTAGGCTCATCACACATTCTCCAATTTCTCACATTTTTGGATGCGTAAACATCCTAAATCTATAATAAAATAACTATAATGTGTTTTGTTTTTAGAGTCGTCTACTTTTTCAGCTTCGTACCACTCTACTCCAAAATGACATCCTACAAATAAATGACATGACCACATATTAATACCCACTTCTTCCTAGTCTTTCTGAATTTTGAAGAAACCTTGTTAATTCTTGTAGACTCATTTGACCAGCACCATCTATATCTACTGGTTCTAATACTGTAGCTAATGGTTTTTCTTGTGGTAAGTTAGGATTAAGTTGATTTCTTAATTGCATAAACCTATTAATTTCTACATCACTTAAAAAACCAGCACCAGATGCTCCTTTTTGTTGCAATGCTCTCATTTCTTCAATAGGGGATGTAAAGTTATTACCTGCACCATTTGCCATTGCGTTAAACATTTGCATTTCTTGATTAGACACATTACCTACACCACCAGTACCATCTGCATTTCTTATTTGTTGAATTTCATTTATCATTCTTTGTAGTGCGTTGCTCATAATTTTTCCTTAATTTAAAGTTGTATATACATTGTATAGACTTTGTATATACCCTGACTATACTAGATAAGATAAGATAATATAATATAAGGTACTGGGGTTTGTTAATCTATACCTGTTATTACTTTGATATTAATGGGGGCACCCCCCTCTCCAGTTAATTCTGTAGTATTCTTTTCGTGCCATCCTGCTCTAGTCTTTAACCAAAATAACATAGCAGAGGTATCACCTTGTTTAGCTTTCTCAAACAATGTACCAGCTATTGCGGCATTAGCTTCTATTCTACCTTTATCTAATTCTTTACGATAATATTTGGCAAGAGTATCTTCAGAGAAACCTAACAGTATAGCGATATCTTCATGCCTAGTACCTACTCTACTTAAATTATAAACCTCCAATTGGGTGGTCGCTAAAATAAGGTGACGGGGTCTACCTCTCTTGCGTTTTTTCTGCTCATTTTTTAAGCACTTTTCCTGTGGCTCAATGGTAGCAAGGGATTCAGAGGACTCAATATTATCTGCTTGTGGATAACTCTTGTATAAGACTTCCTCTGATGCTTGTAACTCATTGATATCATTGGGTTTATCATTCATGCGTTTAAACTACCTTATGTTTTGTCTGTGGATAACTCTTATTCACTCTTATATAAGACTTGCTCAAGCTCTTTTAAGCTCTTTTAAGCCATTTATATATCAATCTGATACAAGCATACCTATTCATTACAAAGTCTTTGTGGTGAGCCTTGTAGATAGCTCTATGCTATATGCCTTTATAAGACCGCTATAATATACCTCTATCCTCTTAAAGCATTGTTTTAGCTTGATAGTAAGCCTTTTATTTAATTCTATATATACCCTACTAAATAGCTTTTAAATGCTTATAGTGGGCTTGTAAATGGTGTTAATTTGGATTGTCATTGGCAAGGCTTTCATACCAATAGATTGGATTATACTAGAATTGAGATATCAATTCAATTACATCTTAATAATATCGTGATTTTTTAGACCAAAAAAAAGCCCAAATTAATGGGCTTATTTAGTTAGTACGCTATCTATTCATTTGGTAACCATTTTTCTCTATTAATGTAATCTTGGAAACTATAATAAATATAATCCCCATGAGGACTATCCAGAGGTAATTCTTTTATTCGCTCATCACATAGTACATTTAAGCTATCTATTACATGCTGATTGTGTAATTTCATTTTATATTATCCTTTTAAAAATGGCGGTGTTTAAACCGCCTAATTAATTAAATTTCAAATTCCATTTCTTTATTGCAATGATTAGGTAAGCCATATTTAAGAACAGAACCTTTTGTGCTTCTTGCTATAAATCCGCAATCACAAATTAATTTTAAGTTCCTTGTAGTTTGCTTTTTTCGATTACCTTTTAAAGTAATTTTATCATGCGGATATTCGCCTAATTCCTTAATCCATGATTCAATTTTTTTTATCAAATCAGGATTCGCACAAGCGTATTTAAATTTTTTATTTCCGTCCATTTGAATTCCCTTAGATACCATTTTAAATTCTTTTCCATGTGATTGCTTTGCATTTGGAAATTGTGTATTTGTCATTGCATGGGTTAATTCATGAATTAATATATCAATCACTTTTACGCTTTCACTTGTAACAGGATTAATATATATCTCATGATTTCCTGATGCTGAAGCTTTTGGATTTATGCAAACGCCTAGCGTTGTAAATTTAGTTCCAACCCTTGTATTTGGTGGAAATCCACACGAAACTTTTATGATGCTTCTAATATCTGATATTTTATATCCAGCATCTTCAAATAGTACAACCGCCTTATCTGTCATTGCTTCAAGATATGTTTCTCTATTCATTACATTTGTGTTTTTCATTTTGTGATTCCTTTTTAAAGT